GAGCTGATGCCTTAGTAATGCTAAATGCTCTAAGTATTCTCTTAAAGTCAGCGAGAGAATAATCTGGGAAGAATCTTGATACCTCCCTTTGTGTAATACCACTACCATAGTTAGAATACAATCTATAAACCATGTTCATTTCATCTCTATTGAATGAACCTAGTATAGGTTGCTTGTCTCTTACATAGATAGTGAATAGATATTTAACTATTTTACCTTCTTCATCCCTTTCAATAGTAACCTTAGATGTATCATCCGAATCTAATTCAGAGTCACTAAAGATAACTTCATTCCCGAATAAATCTGGAGTGGATTCTTTCTTAGTAGCCCTAAGTCTAGGTCTAGCATCAATCTGCTTAAACAAGTCCATAATGACATTATAATCTTCATCAGAGATTGTTCCAGCTTCTTTAGCTTGTTCTACAGCCTTTCTCTTCATACAGAAATAGCTTGTAGGAAGACCAATCTTCTCTGCATAAGCATTCATACTGATGTTATCTGAGAGTACCGTTTTAAGGTGATTAGTAAGTTTAATAATAGTTTGTTCCTTCATCGTTAGATGTTTAAAATTAGATAGCAGTTACGCCTTTAAAATACAGCATCTTGATAGTTGGCAATCTATTACAAAAAAATAAGGGACTACCTTATTCGCATAAGATAATCCCTTTGATATTTAAAGTTGTAGAAGTCTATTAGGCTTCAACTCCAAAGCAGATGTAAGTTCCTTGTTTAGCACTCTTAGAAGGAGTGTACTTAACTTCAAATGCACCAACTTCACCCTCAACTACATCCTTGATGTATTTGCAGAAGATGTCGCCTTTGTAATCTTTCTTAGTGTACAATTCCTTAGCTACTTCCTTAGCCTTGTTCTTTGTCTCGAAGTTAGTGAATAGAATTTCACCAGTTGCGGGGTTAATACCTTGATAACCAGTTTTATACTTTCTCTTACCCTTCTCGTTCTTAATATCCTTTACGGTATAAGGACGCTCACGTGTATCAGCAGAACCTGCTTCAAATGTGATTGAACAACCAATACCAGCAGCATACTTAGTGTGCTTTGCTAGATACTCTGCACAGAACTCTTTCAACGCTTTCTCAGCGATTGGTTTACCAGCAGTTTTCCATGCCTGAGTTGCGTCACGGATTACTTGGAATGGTGCTTCTGCGATAGCTTCTTGTTTTGTGAAACCTTTTACTTCTACTTTCTTAAAATTCATTGCTTGCATAATTCAAAAATTGTTTAAACATTATTTCATACGTTCTAATCTTGTAACTTTCTATAGTACAAAGATACTACTTTAATTGGACATAGCCAAGTAGTCTTAGTATTAAATAATCTAAAATTTGAATTATTATCTCTATATTTCTCTCGGAAATCGTGATACAAAGATACTACATTTTATCTAACTGTCAAACTGGTTCACCTTAAAAAGTGTTAATCAGCAGTTTTAGATAAAATTGACCTAACTATTGTATTATTAGTCAATGCAGTTAGAGTATCATAACTCTCTTCGTAAAACAAATCCTCTCCATTCCTGGACGCAACATCTACATTCTGTAAGATTTGTTGGAATCTCCATTGAGGAAACTTCTCCACCAACTCGGATAGAATCTCAACAATCCTTTGATTTGACTCATACCTTTGAGCAACCTTATCGCCCCAAGATATTCTTACTTCTTCGGACATTAGAAAGGTAAATAAGTATGTAGAATTTCCTTAATCTTCTTAACCATTTCCTTAGAGGTTTTCATATCGAATGTTAGAAACTCATTACAGTGTTTCATCATGTCTGTACAGACAACAGATAATCCTCTAATGAATTTTAAGTCATGTTGTGACTCTTCTCCATCAATAATCTTCATTATTACGAGATAACAAGTTGCATCAGGATTTTTAATCCTTGCTTGCTTAGTAAGGAAACATATAAGGGATATAAGAGCAAATTTACTCCCAATATCACAATTTAAGTTACCTAAACTATAATATTCTCTATAATAATTCTCAAGGTCTTGGTAAGATGGTTCCCATGCTTCCATAAGAAAAGATTCAATCATATAGTTCGCAATATGCCACCCTTTGTAGCAAATCTTTAAATTCTAAGAAACCTTTACGAATCTCACCATTAGTTACTCTAAATACTCCAGCTCTATAGTCTGGAACAGTACATACTAATAGCATATTCGCCATCAGACTAGAAGGCTTTATATTGTATTGCTTCTCTACGTAAGAACGTAGCATCCAAGCGTACATTGCCATCTGTCTATTATAATGGTATTTCTTGAATGAATCACCAAAGTCAATCAACCAGTGTCCAGTAGTCTTAAGGTCATTAAGAACTACTTCATTGGTTTCTGTGTCAATGGTGAAATTATCTAGCTTACCTTTAAGTTTAAGGATTGTTTCCTTACCCTCATGTTCAGCCTTCACATCCATAAATAGAGCTGCTTCGTTCATGGAGATAGGCTCCTCGAACACTCCCTTTGGATGTAATAAATCTTGTACCTCTTTATTAGCCTCAACAGAAGCTAAACAAAGCTGTAACTTCTCTCTTGACTTGGGGTCTAGATAGATTGGCTCAGTACCTGAGTTATTATGCTCAGTCTCCCAATCCCTTCTGTCCCACCAATAGTTAATGCATTTGTCCTTAACATTCTCAATCTTAATACTATCCATTTTTCCTTTATAGTAGTCAATCTTATCTGATGCAGCTATAATATCCTTATCGGATACAACACCCTTATTACTAAGGAATGTCTTATATAGCTCATCCGCCATAGCTCCCATCTTAGCAGTGGGTCTATCAACATTATTAACTACTGCAAATTCTTTAGGTTGTAGCACTAATTCATGGACTGCTGAACCAAACACAAGAGAGTCAGAATATTTAGGATGTTTGCTTAGTCCCTCTTTATAAATTTGAGGACTTCCGTCTTGAGCTGGGTTTATTAATGCAAGTTTTGAGTTGCTTATATATCCTGCCCATTTATCACTAAAATATTCTTCGTCACTCATCTCAATGAGTTGTATAGTGTCAAGAAGTGGTATCAGTTTTACATTTCTATGCATATTTCTTCATAAACAGATATGAGTCAATTATCTCATCCTTATTTAGTGAGAATACTTTAAACATAGGAAAGTCTGCTGTCCTTTCTGTATGGAACAACAGTGCTGGTAGTCCAGACTTTTGACATTTTAACACATTAGATAGTGAATCATCAATAAAAATATCCACCCTGCCTTTAATCATATCAGCTTTGTTACCATGCTGATAAATCATTTGATAGACTGGTCTGTCAGGGAATCCATTACGTCTAAGCCATTCCTTAGTCCATGCCTTATTGTTTACTCGCTTAGTGCAATACAATTCAGGTATGAAGTCTGGTCTGTTCTTAACTTCAAGATTCAACCAAAAATCTCTGTCTTTACTTAAAATCTGCTGTACATTACGTGTTATAATGTGGTCTTCCAGCATTTTAGGGTTATTGTCTGTATCGAAGTACTTACAATATGCTCCCCAGAAGTCTGCTAGACAATCGTCAATATCTAAACCTATTCTCATTTTCTTTGTATCGATTCAAGAAGAATGGAGAAACGAAGGTCATGAACTCCTCAAATGGTATTTTTATGGTACGCTCGTTGGGTCTAGATATTCTATGACATAATTTCCACATGGGAGAATTCTCGAACAAACAAGACTCTGCCTCCCTTATAGATTTAATATTGGGCTGTATACCTAGCTTTTTGCATATATAAGCAGTTACCTTAGCCCTATTAACCACGTATACACCATCTTCAGCACCAAATATAATTAGGTCTGCTTCTCCCAAGCCCCAACCAATGTCTCCATTTACGTTAAGAAGTTCCCATAGGACGTAAACTCCCCAACCTTTTATTTTGTACTTGATTTCCAACTTGTATATTCTCCATCTACCTTTATTTAGGCAGCGCCACCAGTAATCATAATGGCAGTGCATATTCTGGTAAGGGTTGGACTCTGCAAGTACAGTGTTAGGGAACATAATTGCCCATATAAGTGGAAATACCTTCTCCTCATAATTTTTACCATTGAGGGTTGCCTCTTCGTGATTCAAAACTCTTCTATGTCGTAGATGTCTCCAATTACTATATCTGCTTGAGTGTTTAGAATAGTGATTAAATCCTCCCAATCGGATGGAATATCAATATCCTCATAATCTTCTGTAAAAGCATTAATAAACTTCTGCTGAGCATCAGAGAAGTTCCTTGCACGCACCTTCTCAATCCAGCAATGACCATCCCCATAACATGGGAGTAGGTAAGTTGTCATCGAATGTTATGCTTAATTTTAAGTTTTCTTTTATCCTCATCTGTGAGTGTAGTCTTTCCTCTACCTACGTGCCACTTATGACATACGCTACACTTATAAGCCTGCCTTTTATGTATAGTCTTATCCTGCACATTGATAACCATAGCAGCATGAATAGCTTCCTTCTCGGTTTCATATGTAGTCTTATTCCTATACACTGGTTCCTTAGTTTCTGGGTTAATATAGAATAAGGTTTGGTGCTCACCCATATTAACACTAGCTACAATAGGAGGTAGTTCAACTAGCTTTAGTATATAACGCTTATCATCGTCAGTGGCTACAAATAGTTTACCATCTTCCCTAGAGATAGATTGTATTCTATCTGTATTGAAAGGGAATAGACTCTTCACATATGCTAACAAACTCACATCAGTTGTTGTCATACGTGAATAACTTTTATAGGTGTTAGATTAAAAGAACTCGGAGTTATTTGTACCTTATCCTTAGTAAGAATAACATTCTTACTTAACGATTCAGGTGGATAGAGATGTGTTTTTATCTTAGAAGTCTTCAGATACTCTACAAAGTGTGCTCCAAATGCAGCATTCTTTATATCGTGTTTCTGAATTATTTCCTCTAAGTATTCAAACACACCAGGTTCAATACCCTTATTGCTTCTGCCAGAAGGCATTAAAGGTAACAATACATGATAGTAAATACTATCACCATATCTAACTACAGTATCATAGAACTCGTCTACAGAAACCTTATCAGATATAATGTGATGAATATTTACATTAGTATTACCCCATGTTAGTAACTTATTAATAGCTCTATGTGCTTGGAGTCTTATGCTAGGATTACCTAGACTAACTGCAACTCCACCAACATATTCTTTAGTATAGGCAAGAATTTCTCCTCCCTTTACATTGTCTCTCGCTAAGATAAGACCATTAGTGGTGTAATTAGGGACTACTCCAGTATTATATACTGTTTCGAGGAACTCACAGAAGTCTGGATGCATAGTAGGCTCTCCAGTAGAACCTATAGCTATTTGGAATGGTTTACTTGTATATAGTATACCATCTTTTAACTCAGATTGATACACATACATCCACTTCTTCCATGTCTCACAGATGTCAGGGTAATTAATACCTCCATGACCTGCTGATACATAACAAAAGTCACACTCAGCATTACATACAGTATTAATACCCACATCATAAAATTCAGCCATATCGGGAGGTAATTCCTTAGCTACTCCAGTACCTACTCGAATAGTCTTCAGGTTAGCCCATATAGCCTTATAATTGTATGCAGGGAACTCTCTTATTTTAGTACCCCAGTTTGTCCAATCTTTCATTCATACTCTATTTTATAGTTATCTTTAAAGTACTTGTCAAGAATTGCTTCTAATCCCTCTTTATAGAACTCCACTGCGTATTCTCCATAAGGCAACCACAATGTAATGATGTTATCTTCCATATGTAGGGTAGGCTCTAAGTCCGAATCTCTACCAGGAAGTATTGGCTTTAGTAGGTCATAGATAGCTTTCAAATCGTCTCCAGTAATAGTACAGAATATCTCCGAAGAGCTATTAGTAATTACATCAGAGAATGACTGAATATTAATCCTTAACAATACGCCCGTCTGCGTCTTTGACTCTTTCATGGTCAGATGCTACACATTTAAAATTCTTAGTTAAGAACTTATCTACATCGCTATACCCATAATCAACTCTAACAACCAGACATCCTTTAGCAACACTTAAAGGTACTTCGAAAACCCAAGCTACGTAGTCCTCCTTAGATTCAAATGGAGTCCCATTCTCATCATATTCATCCCACATATAGGCTTCTCTACAATACTCCTTAAAGTCACTTACCTCAATCCCACAGCACTCTCCTGAATAATATTCTTCATCCTCATGTTCCTTGTGTACTGCCTCTAATGCCTCTTCTAGTGCTTTAGCAGTATAGGAAGTATCAACAATATAAGTTTCAGAAGAACTGTTAGTTATAATGTCGGAGAATGATTGAATTGGGACTAAATAGCACTTAGTTGTAGCACGCTTCAACATTAAATAGGTCATTTATTTTGTTCAATATGGCAACATCAGCTGGACTCGCTTCACCTTTAGGAACTATAGATACTTCGGTTGATGGATATCTCCAATCGCAGTCAAAGTTTCCAACATATTCCTCAATAGTGGGTAATACATCACCCACAATACCCATATTAACTAATTCTTTATATGCTTCTGAATTACTAATGAAATATCCATTATCATCCTTACGATTCCTAACCTCTTCAATCATACCTAGATATTCTTCATCAATATCAGACCTATCGAGGCAGTCGTCAAAGTAAGAATCAAGCATATCCTCATAGTTAATACTAATGGTGAACAAATCGTCACAGGACTTGTCTGAACCACTAATCTTTAAAATTACATTAATAATATCTCTTACTGCATTTACAGTGTATTGAGTAGCCTCTTGATAGACTTCCATACTACTGTTAGTTACTACGTCATTTAAAGATTGTAGTCTAAATTTCATCCTAAGTGTACATTCCAACCATTGAATAAATCTCTAATCTTATCCCAAGTATCATATGGGATACTGTTATCGTCATTGCTTACAACCAATACCTTACCATCCAGTCTTCTCACATCCTCGCCCTTACTAACATTCCATACAGTGGGTTCGGGTCCATTGTAGTTCTTCAAGAACTCCTTAGCTACATCTTCAAGAGCATCTTTGAGCCAATAATTATGTCTGCGTAGAGTCTTCCAATCAATGCTACTAACAGCATCATCCTCTTCCTCTGCAAGAACTCGGTTGATGTCATACGCAACCTTATCCCAATTCTTGTTTAGATACTCAATAAAGGCGTCATGAATAGGTTCTTTATAGCTAGAACTGTAGCCATGTGCTATATACCCATTCCCATAGTCTATAGTGTCAAATGGGTCGAATAAGAAGTCCATTCTTAAATTAAGAAGGTCTTCTTCATCTTCTGGGTCTTTGAACCATCCATTAGCTATACTGAAGATAGTACCTGGATAACTCCAATCATCCTCAATTTCACCACTGCGGAGTTTCTTTCTCCACTCACGAAAGTCCTTTAACGAAAAAACCTCTGGATATCTAAACCCAGAGGTAAATGTGTTGAGGATAGTATTGACTTCCTCACACGTCTTTCCAGTCTCCAAGATAAATACCTCGGATGAGCTATTAGTAATCAAATCACTAACAGACTGTACTGGTATTACTAATATGTTCATAGCTTTAATTCTTTCTTATTAAATCATAGAAGAATTCTTTGGACATCATTACATACTGTCCGTCAGAAGCCATATTGACCTCTTTGTCAATTTGTTTATTCCATACTATCACTAATGGTCTATCCTTACGAGGACATGACTTAATGATTTCTGAAATCGAAGGAGTATTCTTGGTACATTTACACTGCACATAACAAGGTAAGTGGTCTATAGTTTCTGCTATATCAATCTTGTCATTATCTAAGTTCTTAGATTCTGACCTAGCTGATTTTAGTCCAGCATATCCTAGTTCTGTGAGTTCCTTAATAATCTTCAACTCATAATTGTTTCCTTTACGTCTGGCATATGCGCCATTACGTTTCTTCTTAGGTTTTTCTGCTACTTCTTCTGGCATATTCTATTAATTCTAAAGTTTTCTCTCGTCCATACATCTTATGAAAGTCTGATATATCTTTGGCTCCATAACTACGAGGAATCCACATACATTCTACATCAAATGACTTTCTAATCTTATTCATGTTATGAAGACCAGTTAAGTCATTGTCATAGAATACAATAATCCTCTTAAATCTACTCTTCAATTTAGAGAATTGACTTTCAGTTAGGAATAGATTCTCAGAATTTGGAGCAATAGCTGTAATTCCGAGAGAATACAATGTCATTACATCCTTTAGACTCTTAGTTATTACTAAGACATCATCTTCTTTAGGAAGTTGTTTAGCGCCCTGTAAGAGGAAAGATTTCCAATTAGATAGAAACCTCAATTCATGCTTCTTATTAAAAGGGAAGTAGATTCTCCACAATTCTGTTTCGTTCTCATTCTTACCCCTATAATATCCAAATATTGGACAACTCTTAGTAGATGTTGTAAAGAAATTGCCATTTAGAAATACGGTCTTACAAGAGAAGACCCTAAATTTCTTTAGAATCTTCTCTGTAATACCAAATTGCATCCACCATTCAAGTTCTTCTTTAGAGAACTCTTGAATTTCTACCTGTATATTAGCCTCCTTACACTCTTTGAGTTCATTTGTACTAATAGTAACAGGTTTAGGATTCTTTTTAAGTTTAGGATGTTTAATGTAACCAAAGTCATTGGCAATCATTCTCAATGCTTTATAATAGGTTAGTCCATATTTGTACATAACCACACTGATAAAATTACCATAAAATGCGCCACTAAAGTCCTTCAGAACAATATCTCCACTCTTGTTCCTGTAAAAGGAGCAGGTGGGATTATTGTCTGCTCTCAAAGGAGATTTAAATAGACCTTTTTTAACAGGTATACCTAAATAATATTCGAGATATGTTTCTTGAGATGCTCTGTCTAATAAATATTGCTTAGTAATCGTAGGTTCAAATTCAAGTTTCATATTAATTCATATGGTTTGTATTAGAACCACAAAGTTACTAACTATTTATTATACTTCAAAATCCAAGTCTTCGTTACCTGCTGCTGTATCGTCAGTAGCATCTACATCATCTTTAACAGCTGTAGGTTTAGCGTTCTTCTGTTCGTTCATTTTCTTGACTTCATAGTCAGAGAATGCTACAGTATCGCCCAACCAGTTGTTGTTGATGTAGGCATCACCTTCCTTGTTAATACCAACAAAGCTAGGTAGAGATGCATAACCTTTGCTGTTACCAATCAGCTTCAACTTGGTCTGTTTGTTTACAGACTTAGCCAGAGCCTTATTCATGATTTCAATCAACTTTTCAAAATCGTCAGGCAATGTAAGACCAGAAACAGCCTTAACAAACTTCTCCATCATTTCAGGAGCAAGATTTGTCATTACATGAGATACAGTGAACTGAAGTTGTTCCAAAGCAGAAGGCAACTCCCACTTCTTACCACCAGTTTCACCAGTTACACGCTCGTTACCACCGTCACCAGGACAGAAGATAAGAGGTTCGAAGATTCCTTCCTCACCAGAGAACTTAATCTTCATTGCTTTCCACTCGTTACCTTCTTTGTTTGTACCCTTAGCCAATTCGATGCCTTTGAACACTACATCATAGATACCCCATGCTTTCAGTCTTACTACTGCTGTACCTTTAACGTTATTTAGATTGAATGTCATTCCTGCCATAATATTAAAATTTAAATTTCAAATGATAAGTCGTCAATCTCGTATGCTTCATCATTATCTAGGCTTGTGTCCAATGGTAAATCCTCCACTGGGTTTTCATCTTCTTTAATTTTAATATTATTATCTTTTATTTCTTCTTCTGACCTGTCCTTGTTACCAATTAACACGAACAAACCATCATGTCCTTTCCACGGAGTTACAGTAAATGTATCTCCATATTTGGACAATAAGTCGTTTGCATTGCCTCTGCAACTTACTGTAAGGCTCTTAGTTAATTTGTTACCAGACTTGGTCTTCCAGGCTGTATCAGTTCCTATAATAGGGAACATCAATCCACCCTTCTCAATAGGCTGATACTTAATATCTAACCTATTCTCCCATTCTACACCCATTAAGGATGCAGCTGCCCTATTAAGGACATATTTGTTAGACTCCAAGGTAATCTGAGGTTCAGCAGAATCCTCTGCTTCCTCAGCCTTAGTGCTTGCCTTCTGAGCTTTCTCTTTAACTTGCTCCTGCTTTAGAAGTACACACTCCTTAGTATCAGGATTATAGTCAAAGGTAATCATCATTTTTATAATCATTCCTCGTCGTTGTTATAAGCATCAATTACCTTAATAATCTCGTTCAAATCATTGTCAATTAACAAATCATCGAACATACCCATCGGAGTCTTTGCTACACACTCTCCGTCAGTATTAGTAAGGAACTTATACTCCATCCTGCCAGAATCGCCTTCCTGTACCTTAGTAAAGAATACATAGGTGAACAGACCTTCCAGAGTTACTTTCTCTGCCAATAACTTACCAATAGTCTTGATTGAATATTTAGGATTCATGGCATCACCGACATTCTCACTGTGAGTAAGGAATATCATTTTGCAATCATCCCTCATAGATTCTGAATACCTAAGTACTTCCATAGCGTGCTGAGCTAACTCAGTAAACTTAGTATAACCTACTTCGGTTGCTCTATCAACAAACTCATAACTCAACATATACTGCCAGTCATCAATGATAACCTGCTTAATATGAGGCATCTTTAGATTAACAATCTTCAAGATGTTAATGATTTTGTCATATTTAGAACTAACATAGTAGTTACCAACCCATTCAGAGCCTTCTTTCTTTATCTCCTTATACTTCTTCTTATATCCTTTAAAAGGTAAGGGCTTACCAGTAGTAGAAATCAAGAAAGTTTCTTCTGGGTTTAAATTTCTTAAACAAGTACTCTTACCAGTACCACTTTCACCAACAATCGCAATAGTTTCTGCTGCCATTTACTATAGAACTAAAGTCATTTTTGAACTAGAATCTTGTTGTTCTTCTTGAGTAATCTCTTGGCATGAATCCTCTAATGACTCAGTAATTAACCAATCAGGGGTTAAATACTTGTCATAGTTTGTAATCTTGGTTGCAATTGGAAGTTCCCTAAATAATCCAGTCTTACCATAGAATCCGAGACCTACAGCAATGTCTGCTGCGCCCCATCTATTCTTTAATACTACTGCACTTCTAAAGTTCTCTCCAATTTGTTTTATGTCATATCCTCTATACGAAGACATCTTCTCTCTAAACGGATAAAACAATGCTAATACTATATTGGCATCCTCTGCTGGGTTACCAGTTCCTTTTAAATCGTCCAACTGAAGCTCTTGAAAGTTCAACTTCCTTCTTTCTACATTGGAGGAACCTCTATTCACCTGCATTACCACTACAGGACTAATCTTACATTTATTTCTAAACGAAACTAATGAAGAAGACATAGCATCCATTTCATCTTTCTTAGAATTACCAATAGATGGTCTAGCTAAACCAATATGGTCTAAGATAACCAATATGATGTGATTGGGTCTAAACAGAGTATATGTATCACCCTGGAACTTACCAAATTGCTTTAGAGACTCCATAAGGAAGTCTACCATTCGCTGGTTGTTCAAAGGTTTATCATATATTATCATGTGAGATTCAATCTTATCAAGCATCTCTAAGGATTGACATACTAATTCATAGTCCATATCGGACAGAGTGGTATCCTTACTTCTAGAAAGTAGTTCCTTAAAGGACAATTCAACACCAAATGTCTCATATATATAGATAGATAAAATCTTGCCAAGCAATTGCTCAGCAGTCATTTCTAAACTGAAATATATAATATGAAAATCTGGATTGTCGATATTCTCCATTATAGGCTTATAGATGAATGAATGTAATGCAAAAGAAGTCTTACCTGAGCCAGTACCTCCAGCTATTAGATAATATGTCTCTTGTGCTACACCATCTACAAATCTCTCTAGTTTAGGAAGACCCATTGATAAGGCATGGTTTTCTCCCCTTCTACCTCTATCAATTAACTCTTTTAAATTCTTAGTTATTAATCCCATTAAATACTCTTGATAGTATCAAACCGCATAATACCATCTCCGTTCTTGAGTTCGGCAATATTCTGCCATATCTTACTTATCATAAAATCAGCGATGTTCATGTTAAGTAGATTACAGTTATTATCCTTTGCCCATCTGATAAGCTCAAGAACTTCATTGTGTTTATCTTGCTTCCAGCCTATAGATTTACCATAAGCATAATAAAACTCCTCTTCTGTACTAAATTTCTTAGCCCAGTTATTGAGGGGAACCTCTACACCATTAATAACCCCATTATGGGGGTAGGTCATTAGGAACTCTGCTCCCAAATCTCCACTAAACTTCCTATAGTTATTAAGGAAATTCTGATTGAATACGACACATTCAGGGTCAAACTTCTGACCCTTATCGGGAACTTTATATGATTTGGTGATAATTCCCTTAGCTTGAAGACTTAGCAATAAGTCTCGAAGGTCCGTTCTAGTTACAGGCATAGTAAAATACTTAACTAGATATTCTTTATGCCCTTCTTCTATACTAGCTAGAAATAATAAATCAATTAGTAAAACTTCTTCTGCTGTAAGTCTATACTTCTCCATCATTACTAACTGATTATCTACTGTTAAACTTAGTTTTTCCAATTAAATAAATCATTAGCCAATAACTAACAATCTACTAACTGTAAAGTGTTTATTCTGATTTCTCAGCGTTGTCAATTACATACGGGTCTAAGAACTCTTCTTCTAACATAAGTCTTCTCTCCTCCATCTCAGATATACGAATTTTCTCACAAGTAAGTGCTTTAACTTGCGGAGACATATTGTTATACCTATCCATGAATTTGTTGAGAATAATGAGTTCTAACATTCTTTCTGTTGTCATCTTGTTACCGTGTTAAGAGTACAAAGATACTAAAAATCTCTTAAATTACCAAATGAATCTTATGTAAACTTTAAACTGCGTAATAACCTATCACAATCAATAGGTTTACCTTGATAGCTTACACTTAGAGCTTTGAAACTTATCTCTGTCGCAAACAACTCCAATAGATGTAGAAATTGCACAGCATCTACTTTTGTTGTTGTAATTTTGTCAGAGAAGTCACAATAAGTTACTTCAAACATTAGAATCTAAATATCATTTTAGTTTGCTTTTTCTTCTTAGGATTAAATGGTCTTCCTTGAAGAACATCTATAAGATTTTCCTCACTTATTGGAATATATCTTCCAGAATTGGTAGACTTTCTAAACCATTCTTCCTCTACAGTCCCCTTAAGAACTAAAGTAAATACTTCAGCAACCTTTCCCTCCTTTTGTCGGATAACTCGACCCACTCTCTGTTTCTTAGTAGTGGAACTACTATTGAAGCCTAATATAACTGAAACACTAATGTCAGGACAGTTAAAACCCTCATTCAACTTCATAACAGTGTTTAGTACTCCACCATCCTGCTGCACAAACTCTTGTAAACTCATTCTCCCTTTCTTGGCAGAATCTTTACCAGAATACACAGCACCATACTTAATTTTCTCTGCCATAGCTATAGTAGCACTAAAAGTTATACACTTCTTGTCCTGCCTATTCTCTAGGATTAAGTTGGTAAGTTCAATTTTCTTAGGATGATTATATATGTATTTCTTACGAGCCTGTAAGGTTCTACTAAATCCCATGGCATGAACTAAAATCTGCTTGTTAACAGTTTTAAAGTCTTCGCTCTGGTCTTCTTTACATCTTTCCTTAGCTAACTCTGCTCTTCGCTTCCAGTCAGTTGCACACTTCATGGCAAGGTTAAAGTCATAGTTAAAGAAGGAGAAATGTTCATAGAACTCTTTATTGACCTCTTTATAGACATCAATATCTTCTGGCTCAATAAGCACCTCATATTCTCGGTAATCAGCGAGCCATTTATTCTCTATGGCTTCCTCTACAGAAATGGTATCCACAATCGGACACTTCTTGCTTATAATTTCATCTTTACCATCCAATCTCTCGAAGGTCGCAGTTAACCCCAAGATTACTGTATATTGGACGTTTTTAAATATGTTCAGCAGTGTAGGTGCTCCCACTTTATGAATTTCATCAATTACTAGTAAAGTACAACTATACTTATTAACTGATGTATCACTCATGGTCTTAACTGAGCACTGTTGGAATAAGTTCCAATCAATTAGTTCTTGATTCCATTGTCTTTGAATAGGTTCACTTGGGACAACTATAATAACAGACTTAGTTGGATTCTTCTTAAGAAATCTACTTATAGCCATTAGTCCGCCTCTAGTTTTACCTACTCCAGTAGCCCAATTCAAGGTCCCACACAACTTGTTATCTACCCATCGTTGAACACCTTGTTCTTGGCGTTCCGTTCTACTTAGATTTCCAAACAAGTCTGCCATATACTATCAATTTTACCCTTGAATTTACTCTCTAATTCTATTGATAGTTATGTAAACAAAACTCCTATAATGAGTGAGTAAAACTCAGGAGTATATATGTAGAACCAATATAGATGGGTATAGATGTTAAAGAGTATATCCTTTAGCATCACAAACCATTTTAATTTGGTTCTTGCGGGTCTCCCACTGGTTGATATGGAACTTAACCTCATCCTCCAAAGAGAATAAGATTCTATTCCTCAATGTTTCCAGTTGAGCAGTAGTAAGTTCAGAGTACTTCTTACTCTTAAGGTTTACCATTGCACGTAATTGAGTGAATGATAATCCTTTCGGTGTCATATACAGGTTTGCAGTAGGATTAAGACCGAGACGCTCTCTGGCTACCTCAGCTTTCTCACGATACTCACCGTTAGCCGTCTTCTCAGTCAAGTCTTTGGATTCCTGCTGCGTAAACCATAGACCTTGTTTTAAGATAAATGTTAATGTAATGTGCTGCTTGTTAAATTTGCCCAACTTATCAAGACAGCCTTCGAGGACTAATTCAATAGGAAGTCTCGCGAACTCCACAGGACAGTCCCCAACCAAAGCCTCAGAGATGAATGTTTCCTTGGTATCAATACCTTTGTTATTATCAAGGAACACTCTCAGAGAAGGCAGGAATGTAAATCTTGGAATACCTCTATCTTGCTCTAACCAACGAAGGAATAACTCAGTGTTACATCTTTCTCTCTGGTCTTTGATAATGTCCAACAGAACATATCGACCTGGATATTCTTTGCTGTCATTATACAGCATAGATTCGCAGTGGTTATAGAACGTTCTTAGTTCTTTGTCTGAACAATCAACAAGTCTCTTTTCCTCTTGTACGAGTTGTCCATTTACTTCGACCTTGCGACCTTTCCATACGAAAGTGTTAATGTCATTATTCTTCTTAGCAATAGCGGCAGCCAATTTTTCCTTCATCATATTGTTATTCTATATTATGTCTTTATCATATAAAATAATCTCTTTATTCGTTCATCTATCTATTTACAATATTAAATCTGATTCCGCTGGTTTCTCATAAACAAAGTCCATAAAATAAACTCCAGTAAAGCGGTAAGGTACTTTCTGACCTGTTAAAGAGTCATACCAAGTATCCTCACCAGCTATTACTTCATTGTACTTTAAAAACCCAACATCACCTATCTTGAGAACTGGAGATTCCCACCTAGGTAATCGAGTAATCATTTCATAAGTCCCATTAGCTAAATTTTGGAAGACATAGATTATATAACCACCCACATCTTCTCGTAAGGTTATCAACTTGGCATGGATTGTTTCCATTTACAGATACATTACTCCTACTCGTTCGTCGTAAGGAATGTTATCAGTAGCAGTCTCTACAGCCAACCATTCACACTCCTCAATTGGATAACCATATTCCTTGGCATCCATTTCAGAGATTTCCTGAGCATAGAGTTCAGCTTCCAATAAGGATTCAAAGTTACCAGTTTCCTGATAATCTATCCTTCCCCTACGTCCAGAGTAGATGTTACATTCTATCATAATGATAAGAATTTATAATTAATCTTCCTTATCTTTGTATTTCCTACAACCGTATTTGGCATAATCACAAGTTTTGTCCTCTTGACCTCTGAAACAGGGGTATTTAGCACACTCCTTGCACGTACGCTCTGGATGTTGATATCTAACTCCATCCTTGTCTTTATCGAAGGAACTACTTAGTTGCTTTGCCATTGAATACCTGAGTCTAAGTATGAACTAGCAGACTCTTTAGCTATTACCAGATAATACGATTATACTAACCTCTTAAATGGAATTATGATTTTGTCCTCCACCCATTGTGCAAAGTTCTTATTGTTGCATCCCAGAGCGAACATAACCACATATATAGCTATCTTTGGTACTCCGAATGCTGACAATAGAACACACACAACGACAGCAGCTATCAAAGCTATGAGGTTCTTACCTTTAAAAATGTCTGTGAAATTCATACTTGTCTTTTTAACAGTTTAACAATCTTGTTTGATATCCAATCTAAATTCACTATTACGTTTAGTATCAGTAACACCAGCAGAAGGTCTGGGATAACAAATAAAAAATGTATAACAACTATGAACAATAAAACCATTGCTCCTACTGCATACTTCACTTCAGTAGTAGTGTTATTAGAAGGACTGCACTAACAGTAAATCCACCAATCGTTAAACCCCTATAGAGTTTCTTCTTGGATTCAAGTTTATTAATCTCTCTAAGTTGATTCTGCATTACTTGCTCAGAAGCTTGTGCATGAAGCATAAGTCTTTTAACCTGTGCATTCCTTACAGAGTCAGTCTTTTCATAAGAGTTAATCAAACTTTCATAAGATGTTAATTGCTTCTTAAGCTCTGGAATTTCCAGTTTTAACTTCTTATGTTCCAAGAATATTAAGTTGGTAGCCTTTAACTGTTGAGGTGTAATTACTACTAATGAATCATTTATCAACTTCGGATAGGTATTCTGTGAAGAACACCACATCATCGGCAATAGACTGATTAGTAATATCAGTAAGCTCTTTTTCATACCAATGTTCAATTACATCAACCTTAACTTTAGAGGAATCTATTACATTATGTAAAGAATCTCTCTCAAGTTCGAGCAAACTTATTTCACTATTTAAAGAGTCAATATGATTAACCAACTCTTCATAGTTAGGTATAGGTTCCTTAGTTGGAGTCAACCACGTCCAAGCTAATACTCCTATAAGGCATAGAATTACTAGCCACAGTAACTTTTTACTCACCAAGTACGTAGTTTACTGCTTCAGCCATCTTCTCCATTTCCTCATCAGATGCTTCTGTAAGGTATTTGAATGTAGTTTCGGCTTCTCCACTGAGAGTATCAATATAACTCTCAATTCTTGTGCTTCTGTGATACTTCTCAGCATCTCTGTCATATCCAGCCAAATAACGACCTGGATTTACTTTGAAATACTCAGCTTCTTGTTGAAGCAATGCCTTAACCATTGTTTCATTAATCAGCCCAGCATCAACGGCATATAGCGCGTGATTACGATATTTCGTAGCTTTGCCCTCAGCAATGGTCTTACCAAGAGTTTCATTGAACTCATCGTCAGGACGGCATACAGACACACCGATAGACAACACCTTCTCGTCGTTATCAATAATATCTCCATCTTCCTCGATGTAAATGCCTGGTTCACCATGTAGGCTAACAGCAGCCATTACGAATTGACGTTCTACACCAGTAAAGTCTTTGAAACTGTCTACGATATATTCTACCTTTTTCATATTAAATGTAAATTATAAGATAATTCTTTAGGCTAATCTTTGTAGTTCTAAGTAATCTTATGCTTTACGAGATGGCTGTAAGCTATCGGGATTGCGATAGAAAGCCAGAATAGTAGATTGCTTACGCAACCATGAGCCTTCTTCCCTAGCCATATCCAGAATAGTCCTACTAACAGACTCTTCTTCTACTTGCTCTTTAACAAGTCTACCTTCCTCTTCATCCTCCCCATTCAACCACTGGAATGTAGCCCAATCACCCTCTTTCTGAGCCTGGTCTACAATCTTATTAATGCTCATGGTAGTCTCAATCTCCCTATCAACAGTAGCAGCAAAAGGCATGACCCTATCAGTTATGTTCACCTTAATAGCTGGAACTGGTGGATATTGGAACAGAGCATCATTAGTAGTTAAATACTTATAAATCCACTCATGGTGAAGGTATTCCTCAGCTGCCCTACCGAGCCAGTAGGTAGCCAATTTGGGTAATCCCTCTACATCAAAGTAATTAGCAAAGGTTCTATACAGACTATGGTTAGCCAATTCAGCAGATAGTTGCTTTACTAGCATTTCAACCATAACACTTGATAAGGTACACGTGCGTCTACTCTCATCAATGTTCTTCTCTGTATATTGCATTGTAGGCATTGCGTCCACTGTCTGAACACCTTGCTTAGTTTCCTTTTGTTCTGGATTTCCTTGTGCGTCTAGTACTCTCATCAGTAACTAATTTAAAGTTGTTTTGCATCAAGTAATCTAGAGGTGCTGATAGCCAAGTAATAAACTTAACTAATCTATAATCTTCCACCTTCTTACTAATAGTTTCCTTCTTAATAGTTAAAGGTGTGTCAGCTGCATAGAACTGACTTCCTATACACTCAGCCCTATCTTTCCATATCTTATATAAAGATACTTCATATAGGAACTTAGGATATTCTGTCAGCTTATACTGCTTGTTTGAGTAGACGTTCTGGGTCGATTTCTTTACCATTCCAGAATGCTCTCACAATAGAGCTGTGTTCGCTCTTGTACTTACTCAACAGATAAGGTATATCTGTTTCTGGGCAGTCATGACGATAAGTTGTCTTATCCAATCCTTTGACATTGACAATAAGACGACCTACGAATCGTGATGTTCTTGCAGGAGGTGCCCAACGTGAGTCAGGAGCTGGGAAACGACGTTGCTTCTTCCAAGCCTTACGTTCTTTCTCAGTCTTAGTCCACACAGATGGGTCACGAGGTGTTACAAATGGATTACGTATTCCTAACGCAACCATTTCGGCATCGTTGTTTACATCAACTCTCTTATCCTCTTCCTTCTTCTTCTCTTCTTTCTTCATTTTACTAAACGAATTAGAGTTACACATTATAATTTGATTACACTACCACAAATAGTACACTTGTAGACTTTGTTCTCTGCATCGTATAGAGTATGCGTTGTTGGTAAACCACACCTACCACAACTCAGTGTTCTAACTGACTGTACGCGTCTTGTGCCCTTCTTAGGAGCTTTCTTAATTGAAGCCATAATTATGATTTTAAAGATTTAGCTAGCTTAGAGTCAGCTACCATCTTCTCTACTAAAGAAGAATTTAGTAACTCTTCCAATCTCTTTACTTCTTCCTTATAATCTTGTACATACTCTTTAAGAGTACCAACATCTCGCTTGCTAGATATTCTGTGATGAACTACCTTTCTAATACAAGTTTCTAAAGACATACCAAACCCTGCATCCTTAAATTCTTGACGCTCTGGTTTACCTTTAGGTCTGACTGTGTATAGTAATTCTAAATCCCAGAAATGGTCACTCGCTCCAGATGTCATTCTAAAATCAGCTTCCTCGATAACCATACCTATTTTTACAGGTTAAATTGTTTCATTATCATGTCCATATGGGCATAATGTACATCTCTAAGAGTTCCCTTCTTGTACTCTAAATACTCCCTTGCACTCATAGGTTCTTGAGGTTTAGTTAACCGACAACACTCCCAATCAATAACTGCTTCTTCATAATTACATTCCCAAGCAGCTTTATGGTTTTGGATGTGATGTTTGTTGATAGCTCTATGTATCTTCTTGATTCTCTTAGTGCCTAACCAAGGGATAAGAATGTACATAAGAACTTTATCTAAATCATGAAACTTATACTTATAATAGCCAATATACTTCTTCTCAGTTCTGAGGAAGGCAGCATAATGTCTAAGAGTATATGGAATGTGTTTCCAAGAGTCTATAATATTCTGTATAATCATTGCAAGTTGTTCATTTCGACTACAATGTCATTGTTCACTTTCTTAATAGCCTGACTAAAATTATTCATTTTATCTTTCATCTTAGCTTTAAGTGCCACTATGGAAGCTTTCAGGTTATTAATCTCAGAATTTAGACTTGACTCCTTTTGTTGAAATTCCTTTTTCATTTCCACTCTAAATTTGAGGTGGTCTGGAAGGATTGAATAAAGGGAAATAAAGCTCTCTAAAACCTTTAACAACTCTTTATACTTAACAACTTTAGTAGTCTTATCTATTACTAGTACGTATGAATCACAATCGTTACCTGGTAAAACATTGATATACTTATCAGAGATAGTATTCTGCCTGCCAAGATGGTCACCCAGTCTAACTGTAATTGGAAATCCAGTCAACTGAAAATATTCTGAATTTGTGTCTCCAACCTGTTCTACTTGAGTAAATTCCTTCTTAGTTAGCCATGCCTTAACTTTACTTAGTCCTTTCACTTATTGACTTTTCAGTTACATTACCACGTATCTACAAAAAAATAAGGGTCAACCCATCTACATATGTAGACAGCATTGACCCCTAGTACTATTGTATGGAGTCGTTGGGAGCCAGAGACTCCAAGTAGCGATTTACTGCTTTCATTGCATTGTCAGGGATTCTTTGCACTTCTTCACTATGATTTACGTAATGTAAAGTTGCACCTACGCCAAAGATGGCATAGCATTGGTTTGTTGAAGGAGTAAGTACACACAACACTGCTGCTATTGCAGTAGGTATTACGAAGTGTTTCCTCTTTACACCAGATTTCTTTACACCTTTAGCCACACAAGTTCTCGTTCCGCACACATCGCACTGAGAACTACATACTGACATAAAGAATAAGATAACTGATACAATTAAACCAACAATTGAAAGAACCATTAACAATGTATGAACAGAGTCAGCAATACTACATAAGTATAATACCCAATATTCCATACTATTTGAAAATTTTGCTTATTTGATAAAACAATTCTCTAACAACCGTAACTATAGAAGTACCAGCTAAAATCAAACCCCAAGTCTCCATAGAGAGAGGTTCAGTTCTAAACATAGCACCACCATATTGAACGATTAAGAATTGACCAACGAGAATAACTAAAGCTATGCCAGCAAATGCTGGATTCTTTAGTAAGCCATCAAAGATACTTCTCCTTTGTCCGAACACTCTTGCATTAAACAGATTCCACCATTGTAACAATACGAATATCGTAAAGAACTCTGTTAGAGATACTGCTTTAGTATAGAGTAAAGTGACTAAGAATATGAAGAATATAATACCAACTCCAAAGATTTCATACCACATTTGTTTAGTGATAATGAATGCTTTAGGACTTCTTGGTTTGTCCTTCATAACTGCATCGTTGGCTGGTTCAGTTGCCAAAGCTAATGCAGCGAATGTATCCATGATTAAATTAACCCATAACATCTGAGTAACAGTGAAGGGTAGGTCTACTCCAATAAACGGACCAATACAAGCTATAAGAATAGCTACTACGTTAATGGTCAATTGGAATAGAATGAAGTGCTGTATGTTCTTGTACAGACTTCTTCCCCACTTCACTCCTAAGATGATAGATGGGAATGAATTGTCGAGTAGGATAATATCAGCAGCTTCTTTAGCTACATCAGTACCATTATTCATGGCTATACCTACTTCGGCATGGTTTAGGGCTGGAGCATCATTAGTTCCATCACCAGTCATAGCAACTACCTCTCCCATTTGTTGGAAACGAGTTACCAGAGTTTGTTTATCCTCTGGTTTGGTACGAGCAAATACATCTACTATTCGTAGAGGATTCACTTGTTCTCCAATCTCACTACCCAACATTGGTACAGGGTGTTCACTTAATCCTGCCTGTCTCGCTATTTCAGCGGCTGTAGCTGGATTGTCACCAGTAATGATTTTAACTTTGATACCAGCCTCTTTAGCAGCTTTAACTGCATCTGGGACGTCCTTACGGATTGGGTCTTCAATAGCCATGAATCCGTTATAAGTGAAGCCATTTAGTTTCTGAGCATCTTCCAAAGTCATAGATTCTTTATAAGCAAAGCCTATAACTCGTCTACCTTTGTTCTGCTCTTCTACTTCTCCTTCAATGTCAGTAGCATTACACATACCTCTGACTACTTCAGGAGCACCCTTTACTAAGGATATAAAGGCATCACCTTGTTTAGTAATGGACATCATGAACTTAGTCTTACTTGAGAAATCCAGTCTGAATACTGGGGAGTTGTCTCTCCTTATATCATCAAGTAAGTCACCTGCATCCATATGCTTAATTATAGCACCTTCTGTAGGATTACCAATAGTCTTATCTCCATCTACATATGCTGTAGAATTTGCTAAGGTATTGATAGTGATATATGCCCTATTAGGCATTACCTCATTTACAACCTTCATCTTATTCTCTGTTAGAGTGCCCGTTTTATCGGTTAGAATAAGAGTAGTTGCTCCTAGAGTTTCACAAGCGTGCATCTTACGAACTAAGTTATTAGCCTTAGACATTCTCTTCATGGAATATGCTAATGCTAAAGTAACTGCCATAGGTAATCCTTCTGGTACTGCAACTACAATTAATGCAACTGCAATCATTAAGAAGGATAGCAAATCGTTAGTAATCTGCATCCAATCTTGTCCTACATAGGCTTGTTCTATAAAGAAGTATCTCACCAATAAGGCAAGAATAAGGAAACCAGCAGCACCAAATGCAATCTTATTGATAAGGTCAGCAAGACCATTAAGCTGCTTGTTTAGTGGAGTCTCTGTATCAGTAATCTCAGCAGCTTTACGAGCTGTTTGTCCGAATGCAGTATTATCACCTACAGCATTGACTATACCTGTTACAGTACCTTCTTCAATGATAGTACCTTTCAGCAATAGCCATGAGGGATAAGTAGCATTTAATTCACCTTCCTCTTTAGGTTGTTTAGTAACAGCCTTAGATTCTCCAGTTAATACAGACTCATTGACCTTTAGATTGTGAGATTCATAAGCTGTCACATCAGCAGGAATTTCTTCACCAGCTGCTAGCAATACTACATCATCAACAACTAGGTCTTTACGAGCTACTTGAGTTACTATACCATTTCGCCTTACTTTGACAAGTGTATCATCAGAACTTGTAGTCAGCACATCAAATTTCTTAGATGCACTATACTCATTTATAAAACCGATAGTTACCGCTAATAGTATAGCAGCTATAATTCCTATGGGTTCAAGATATTCTGATTTAATAACCCCTAGTATTAATGCAATAACTGCAGCAACACTCAATATTTGAATTAAGGGGTCTTTGAACTTCTCAAAGAAAAGTACATACCAAGGGTCTCTCTTAGGTGGGGTTAGTATATTAGAGCCGTGACATTCTCTACTATGATTAACCTCAGCATCTGTCAAGCCCTTTAACAATTCTATATTCATCTTTAAGTTATTTAATTATTAAAAGGTGGACAGTTATGCCCACCCGTGAGAAGTGTTTTAGTCTTCGTCTTCGAAGTAGTCGGGGAAAGCATCCACAAGGATACTCGGAACCTCGTGTCCTTCTTCTGAACCCCACTCGTTGATAGATTCCAACAGTTCAGATTCAGCGTTGTCGATGTCCTCATCCTCGTTGATTTTGTCAACCAGGAACTGAGCCTCTTCTTCGTCAATCTTACCGTCTGCTAACAACCAAGCCATTACTGCTTCGGCAAAGAATGCATCAAATTCAGATGAGGTGTTACCTTCTTGAGAGTCTTTCTTCTCCCACAGCATTTCCACTTCTTCCTTTGTTACCACTCCGTCTGCCATAACTTCTTTACGAAGTTCTTCCACGTTTACACTTTCTTTATACATAATTGTAAGTGTTTAATAATTAAATAAAATTGGGTAATACCCTTTCGATTTCTCCTATAGACTGCCAAGAGCCTGTGTTACCAAGAGCCTTGAACTTCCACTCTCCATCCTTACGATAAGCATACCCTAAGATAATAGCTTCACGACCAACGAATGTTGTATCAGGGTCTTTACTATCATTATCCAGGTTATACTTAGCTAATACGTTAGGATTAGAGTTTGGACGGGTTACAGGACGCCCGTCAGCTGTTGTATAGATTCGTAATCCCATATAAGGAATCTTATCGAATCTTTGGTGACGATATGAATTGAGGATGAAAGCAACATACTCAACTTCAGGTCTGATTCTATCCAGTTCTACTGAGATAGTTTCATTATCCATTCCGTCGTCTCCGTCAGTATCACCTACCAAATCATCACCAGAGTGATGGATAGCTCTGTCACTTGAGTCTTTATGACCAAAGTAAACAGTTTCAAGCTTACGCTTGTTAGCATCCATAAGAACTACAGAAGCATCAAGGTCTACAGCCTCAGTGCCTCCACCAAAACCTAAGAAACCACCAGATTTGATAGCTCCCCAGTTTGCTCCAAAGAATACTTTAGATAACTTATTACCGTTATCGTCCTTTGACAGATTGACTCTGCCACCCTTAGATAGATTTATCATAGCTTATAAATCCTTTGGACCAGCATCAATACCGTAACCAGCCAGAATGTCGCACAACAGCACTGACTGATAGTTACCTTTACCTTCATTCACAGCCTGGAACTTCCAGCTACCATCCTTACGATACAATCTGCAGAATACCAATGCTCTATCCATAGAAGCATCTTCTTCCAAGTCATACTTAGCAAGGATGTTGTTGCCTTCTGCACCTTCATACAGGTTCACCTTAGCATTGTGAACCATACCGAAGTTCTGCTGACGGTTCTTAGCATCGTGAATGTTTACTAAGATAACAACTTCTTGCACCTCGGCAGGAACCTTAGTAGTGTCGATAGTGATAGTTTCATCATCACCGTCACCAGCACCAGTTCTGTTATCACCAGAATGCTTTACAGACTTAGAAGGGTCTTCCAAGTTACCATAGAACACCATGTTGTTATCACTGAGGACTTTACCATCAGCTTTCAACATCAATGCCATAGCATCCAAGTCAAATTCTTTACCAGGTTGTGCTGCGTCCCAGCCCAAACCAATTCTAAACACACTAGCTGTAGACTCCTTAGAAAGGTCAACGCGTCCACCTTTTTGCAAACTAATTGCCATAATGTAATTAAGTTATTAAAGTTAATTGAAGAATTAGTTCTCCAAACTCGGACGATTATACGCCCTTTCGTTTCCAGCTAAGATAGAGTTGAGGAGTTTCAATTCTCTCATCTACTGAGCTGTCCAAGACAAAACAATTAAATCCTAAATTAGTATAATACTCAGCTAAGTACTCTCCTAATTCAGGAATGTTCTCGTCCAGGTCGAATACCAAACTATATTCGTTTCTAGCAGATTTAGCTTGCATTAAGCTAGCTATTTCTTCTATACACTTCTTATGTAAGGTATCTCTATCAAGTTTTAATCCATATTTAGTGATTGTATAAGCATCTAAGGCACTTAGTGGCTTAGGCTTGGGAAACCACTTATCCCTAAGCTTTACTAACTTATTCATAAGAATTTAGATTTCTTGTATTGTAGTCTTACCCAGAATCGAACTGGGAACTCAAGCTTCGTAGGCTAGCGTTTTATCCATTAAACTATAAGACTAAAGAATAGAAGGTGTGCTGTTACACCAAATGCTCTAAGGGCGATTATTGACATTGAACGTATGTGCACAGTGACTTAATGTATGCACTAGCTGACTTTCGTTTTCCTACTAACAGCTAAGAGTATCATGTACTCTCCCAATCTTAATTCCAGGCTCCTCTCGTACTATTGGAACTTATCAATAATTGGCTCCGACACTTAATATCACATTGAGCAACGTATAGGAACCCTTGTCATTTCAGACTTGGAATACTACTCTCCGAGATTAATGCTTGCACCTCCCTGCGGTTCTACGGAAGGACTAGTAAGTTCCATACCTTCACGCTTGTCCACATCACGATAGCTAATCGTGACCTAAGGATATACCATAACTTCCGCTCGCAACTCTTTAAATGATGGCTACTTCCAAGCCTACATCCCCTCTACTATGTTAATATTCAAATTCTCTAACACTCTCCTTATAAATGTCCTTTAGGACACTAAAAGCATCAAGTCTAGACTTTGTATCATTATGGTCCCACCAAAAGTCTAAACCCGCGTGTTGTACATCTTTAGTAGCTTTAAGGAACTCTGGATTAAATTCAGGTATATTAGTGACTAAGTCTTTATAAGACGGATGTCCTTTTCTATTCTTATCCTTGAAATCTAATCCCTTAGTTGCTGCTACTTTAAGACACCAACACATACCAGGATAACTTAAATGACTTGTCTCATTTATATAGGTATCCTCAGCAGTTTTTATAACATCATATACTTTCATAATCTTTAATACGTTAAATTAGTATCCCCAGAAGGAATCGAACCTTCATTTAAAGTTTAGGAAACTCTCGTTCTGTCCATTGAACTATGGGGACATAAAAAATGCCACCTACTCTCACGAGCAAGTGGCATACATGGATTACTTCTTCTTTTTATTACTTCAACTTTACTTTTGTGACCCCACAGGGACTCGAACCCTGGTCTACGGATTAAGAGTCCGCAGCTCTACCAACTAAGCTATAGGGTCAAATGGAGAGTCACCACCGTCCTCTCCGTGATAGGTTTATCTACATAATGTAGAAAGGTTTTAATACCTACGATATGTAAGTATGCGCAAGTCCTACTTAACCTTAAACTCGAAGTGGTTATTTACCTCTATTAACAGATTTGCATTTAACAGAACCAGGACGTGTAGTTGCCTTCTTGAATGACTCAGGTTGAGCATCCCACCATCTTTTAGCTGCTTCTAAGTTAGCTACCATTTTCTTGTATTTCATATAGAAGAATTTACAAATTCATTAATTAGTAATCTCTATAGTCTTACTAGCTTCTTGCGCCAGCTTATCACAAATCTTATTATATTGGTCGTCTGCGTGTCCTTTCGTCCACTCAAACTCAACCTTAGTATGGAATGCGATTGCTGCATCAAATCTCTTCCACAAGTCCAGATTCGCCTTTCTCTTCCAATTCTTAGTATATGTACAGACCACATACTGAGAATCAGAAATTATGGTAACTTCTGAAGGTGTGCTAATAGATTCAAGGGCAACTATTGCTGCCATCTGTTCCATTCTTTGGTTTGTACTGTTCTTGTACATTTTAGAATATCTGGCTACTTCCTTATCATCCTTAAGAATAACAAAGCCTATACCTCCCTGATTACGAGCACTTGAATATGCTCCATCAGTATATACTCTATATGTACTCATGCCTCAGCCTGCGTAGTGAATAGATAATCAGTGTAAATACCTAATACAAAGGCAACTCCATAAATATCATCTTCCTTCTCTAAGGATACTCTCCCTAGTACATCGTTAATCATATCCAGGATTACAAATCCTTCTCTACTTTGCAAGTAAGGCTCCATCAATCTAGCGAGTTCCTTCAAGTATTTCTTAGCGTTAGTATTCGCTGTAGCCATACTCTTTAGGAATTGAATACCCTCTTCACATTCATTCATCTTGGGAACGTATTCACTAAATTCTTCTCTTAGAAAACCTAAGTAGAAGGCATTAGATATATCTCCGTTAACCCATTCTGAGAAAGATTTACATCCTTCAATGGTTGTGAAGTCTATTGGGTGGTCAATTATATTCTCAACTTTCATGATTATTCAAATAATGCTTCCAACTTGGCAGCCAAGTTATTAGCCTTAGTAGATACTCCATCAAGAGCTGAACATTCAGATTCCAGCTTCTTAATTTCATCTTGCTTCTCAGCTTTAGTTGCTACTGCTTTCTCAGCTGTAGCTTTAAGCTTCGTAATAGTACTCTTAAATGTAGACATTGCGTTGTCTACTTCCTTACTAAATCCTGCTGCAGTGTTACCAAAGATATTCATACCAGTTATATTTAAGGATTAAGAGTAAATTCAAGGGTGTAGCCCGAGTGGGATTCGAACCCACACGCCCATTTCTGGACACCAGAGCTTAAATCTGGGGCGTCTACCAATTTCGCCATCGAGCCATGAAGCAGTGATTGACTACACAAGATAGTCTAAAGAGGTATTCTGCGCCCACCCCATTCCTTGTACTTCGGAACACGTCTTATTACATACGCTCAACTCCGCTTTAGTTGTCATCGCCTAGCCTAATATTTCAATTCCTTTGACTAAGATTGGGAATATATTATTTACAACAAAACCTCTTTAACTCTTCTGGAGTATGATTATCTCTCCATCGTGGATTTCTATAATCAAACTTCCAATCACAGATGTCCCAATTATTTATTAATTCATTAGGTTGTGAGATTTCGTATTCTAAAATATCATTAAGACTTGCTATCTGCTTAACTTGCATTCTCTGCACTCTGCGGACAATTCTGTTGTACCAAACATGGTTACTCTTGTCCTTCCATACTGGTTTCTTTCTGCTCCTGCTCATAGATTCTTAATGCTTTTTCATAATCGTATCTTTTGACCATAGGATACAGCTGACCATATCCCACTTCAAAGTAAGCCATGTTAGGTGTCTTCCTAAGTTTCTCTAAGGCTTCGTCAAGTTCTTTCTGACATCTTTCAGCCTTACCATACCACCAGTTTTCAGGGTCTTCGCATTGAGATAGGTGTTCCCTGCATCTCTGAACTAATTCTCTCACACTAGTCAGTTCCTTAGTATTTGGCATTAGTACTAGTTTGCTGTGATACATTCTTTTATACATAGCATATCTAAGACCATACCACTCAGACCTCTTGCTAAATGGGATGATTGGAACAACCCACCCATTTTCTACACCTTGCGCCCACTTAAATGCAGAATCTCCAGGTCTAAACATATCACTGAATCTATCACAATACCCTTTCCTATCCCATCTCTGTGGGTAGCTACTGTAGTAATAACCCTCTTTATACTCTTTAGGCTTACGAATGTTATGTGTATCAGTCCAATACTTAGCATACATATTAGTACCTGGAACATGATATACAGGTAAGAATAGCATCTTACCATCCATATCACACCAGTAATTGCCTAAGAATCTAGGAGCATCATATTGAGGTTTCTCATAACTTACACTGCCATATTCTGGAAGACAATACCTGTTATTAGTTTCTCTGCTAGGAGTTCTTGGAAGAGACACTCTACCAAAGTCTGGAATCTTAACCTTCTTATTGTATGCTACTTGTTGCTTATTAATATGACTAGTTTGCTTTCTCACCGATTCTGGGTGGACTATTTGAACTAATCCATCATCATCAACATAATAATCACCTCTCCATCTTCTATATCTAAACTGTTCGAAGTGCCATTCAAGGTCACTAAGTCCTACCTCTTTATGGCTATCTCTTAGGTCTTTAATAAGAGCGTAGAATGCTTTAACCAAATCATTATAAGGTTTTCCTATGAACTTATTAATAAAACCAGTTATTCTATTTGTTCTTAGATAACCACGATTTGGACCCCATTCACAATAAAGACGCCCTACAGATGGTTTAGAATATCTTAGCTTCATTCCTAAATGGGTACCTGGATAGTGGTTCATACTATGTCTAGGAAAACCACTTCCTTTACTGCATTTATGATGTCTTCCATGATTATTCTTCCTTTTCTTAAATAATAAGCCTTTGTCACTCATACATATAAAATTAAGGTATAGTGGCGACAGTTGGATTCGAACCAACCACCTTGGGGTTATGACTCCCACGCTCTAACCAAAATGAGCTATGTCGCCTTAAAAGAACGTAGCGTTAACTACGTTCTGAAATCCGCCTGACAGGATTGGTAGTGCTGTCAATTTTTAACCGCAACTGTACTATAGTCTACTACGTCTAATAGACATCAACAGTCTCTAAGCAATTTCTCACCTCATACCAACTTGAGTGGTGGATTTATTTCTTACAGTCTTATAAGTTCTTTCAACCTTAGTTCCCCAAAGTCCCTATTTAAGGCATTAACATCACAGAATGGCTCTTCACCATGTTCTCCGTATGTATATTCCTTAAATACCATATCAGCAATGATATAATCATCATCACCTCCGTTGGCAGGATTGGGAATGAACTTAAATCCAGCTACCTTATCAATGTCTTCCTTTTCAAAGTGTCTGAACTTGTGTTTACTCTTTATCTCATGGTCTTGAAAGTTCATGCCAGCAGTAAACGCTTCTGCTACAATTCTAGTAGCTTCTTCTAATGTAACTATGCTACCATTAATACTTGGCTTAGCACACTCACATAGTTCTTGAATAAAATCTTTAATCTCTTTCATACTTCCTGTTGTTTAAAAGTTTGTAGGGTAGGAGAGACTCGAACTCTCACGCCCGAAGACACTGGTTCCTAAGACCAGCGCGTCTACCATTCCGCCACTACCCCATTGCTATTCTTTCTTCTTTATCTTTACTTTAGTTGGTTTTAACATTCCTAAATTCTTTCCAGATGGAGTCAAGAAATCTATCTTATTATAGTGTCTCTTGTGCATCTTGTCCATTACTACCCATTTACCTCTAAGCTTAGGGTTATTAGATACTACTATAATAGTATCTCCATAATCATAATGCTTTAATAAGTTATGTGATAGCGCCACCCATCTTAACTTACCAGCATTTAGTTTCTTAACACTAATTCTATTTCCACTAGCCGTAATCCATGATAAACCATGTTTTGGTCCTGCATGATAATACGTTGCCGTAACATTATGTTGACCATATAAAGCTAAAGGAATAAACATTAGTATTAGTAATAAATGTTTCATAAGCGATAGTTTTTAAAGAAGTGGACCTAGAGGGCTTTGAACCCCCGACCTCCTGATTATGAGTCAGTTGCTCTGACCTGGCTGAGCTATAGGTCCGTAAATACGCAATTACTTAGTCTTTACCCAGTTTGTTCTTACCGTCTCAGACTCCAAACCCTCAGTATGTTGTAGAACTCTACACACCTGCCCTCCTCATTGCGTATTTATGTTTTTATTTACTGTCTTTTCCAAAGACTTAGTAATATCCAGTAACATCTTCAAGCCTACAGCATCCATAGCTGAATTACTTGAACTGCCTTCATAAGATTATCTCTTAGTTGGGCTACCAGGATTCGAACCTGGACTACAACAGTCAAAGTGTTGTGTGCTAACCGTTACACTATAGCCCAATAAAACAAACGACATTCCCATTCAACTCTTTAACCTCCGCAATGGGCAGCAGAGGGTTTTACTATTTGAAAGTCAGTATGATTGCTTGCTGTATGTCGTTTTATAATATACTATGTCAAACAGTGAGTTTGTCATAATAAGATGTTCGTATGCTGTTGAATTGTTCCTCCCAATCACCAGATAGAAGTTCATCATTAAACTGAGATGTGATTTCATCTCTATGAGTAATAACTAATACTCTTCTGTGAGTGTAATGGTGTGGAATGAAAGTAGAATCAACTAATAAAGAGTGCTGGAATAAATTCACATCAAACTCTACAGCTCTAAGAGTCTTTTGAAACTCGTTGAACTTATTATTAGGGTCATTTACTTCTCTAACAGGTTTAGTAGAAGGAATTGGACCATTACCATGTCTAGTGATATATGGTCTGATAACATACACATGGTCTGTTATCTCTTCCGTCATTCTATCTAAGTGGTTCTTAGATTCTTTTCTAATCCTATTAATAATCTCCACAGCATTTTGACAAGTGGTGTTGCTTGGAGTGCAATAAGGCATTATACCAAACCTCTGGTCTAATAATATACCTTGTGAGCCTTCAAATACCTTGTACTTATAACGAGTTAAAATACTCTCGTCATGTACAGTTACGGACTTGAAATACTCATACACTTTAACACACCATTCATCAATATTGTACATTGGAAGGTTGGAACTAAAATCATAATAGTTCTTGATAAGTGATGCTATCTTGGTTCTTAAAACCATGATATTAGCACAATCTCGAACTGTAATATGATAACCAGCAGCTACTCTATCAAGAGCAGATTTGAAACCAGTCCCTACAGTACCATGTCTAAGGTTGTCCTCATTATTCCATTGACTAATAACGTCAAAGGGAGTAACAACCTCGCAGAGTGGATGATAAATAATCTCAGGGTTTGCCCCCATTTTATTTAAATCAACCAACTCTTTCATAGTAGTAATAGGGTCTACTGTACAGTAACTAGACCAGTACGTTGGTATCCCTAGTAAAGTACCACTACCATAATTACTAAATGTGTGTTCAAGTTTTCCATGCCTTACAGTATGTCCTACTTGGTGTCCACCACTAAAGCGAATAACTATTGTTTCTTCTCTCGGATGTGTCTTACACAGATTATGGACAGTTTGTCCTTTACCCTCGTCACCAAAGAACGAGCCTAATACGATTTCATTCATTCATCTACTATTAATAGGTATAAGTTCCGTTTTCTTTACCTGCACTGGTACTATTAGGAGTGTAAGCAGGGATATCAACCACTGCCTGTGCCTCATAAGGTATTCCAGTAAGGTCTTCGTGTTGCTTGATAGCTTCTGCAATAACATTGTGAACATCGTGTGAATCACAAGTTCTGCGCCCTTGCATCCAATACACTCTGACCACTTCTTCTCAATCCGTCTTTAAAGCTACTCATAAATCATTTTACATAAAAACATTTGCAAATGCTAATCTTTGTAATACTTAACTGAGAATCTTGTTATTAGAAAGAATAAGTCCCACTGTTATTACTAACAATAGGACTAATTTTGAGCCTCCTGCCAGACTCGAACTGACAACCTTCTCATTACAAGTGAGTTGCTCTACCATTAAAGCTAAGGAGGCGAATTAGCGTACATACTTAGATGTACGCTCAGAAGACTAGCCTGTTTCTAATACATCCTACCACTAGACGACTATACCCATCAGGACTTTGGCGGTATAGGTAAGGA